CAACAACTTGGTATTATATCACACACTAATACAAAATATAAAGCAGTTACCAATATGAGATATTGGATTAATGAATTAGAATCAGTTCAAATAAATGACCATAGAACAGTAAGAGAGTTAAAAAACTATGTAAAAGCTGCTAACGGTACATGGAATGCAAAGAAAGGATATCATGATGATTTAGTCACCTCACTAATGTGGAACCTTATAATATTAATAGATGACATAGTAGAAACGTATTTTGATGTAGTAAAAAGAGATACAAATAATAGACCTTTAGAGCTACAACAAATGGATTTTGGTATTAAATATTTTATGGATCCAACTTCTTTATATACTAATGAAAAATCAGGCTTATCTAATACACTACCAGTTATAATAGGCAATGCTTTTAATAGTAATAGTGAAATGGATCAATTAAAAAATCAGGGGTATAAAATATGGCAACAGTAAATCAATCACAATTTAATAAAAGTAGATTAGATAAATTTCTTCTAGTTTTAAACTTACCACCTGTTTTAAAAGATATAAATAAGCAAAATTTAGGTAGTAGAAATAATACCGTAATTATAGAAAATAGTTTACAATTTTCAGTTTACGGTGCTGTGGTTCCATCGATACAAGTTCCAGCTGAAGATATATACTATGGAGGACAAAATTTTAAAATATCTAAACATACAAGACCTGTTTACGAAAATGTAAGTGTAAACTTTACTATTGACAATGAATTTAATAATTATTGGGTATTATATAAATGGTTAGATCTTCTCAATGATGAAGAATTATCTAAGTTTAATGGTAAAGATATTGCAAATACTGTTAGTAATATACCCGCTAGTAATACAAATGGAAGAAGTACAAGTCCATCATCATTATATCAAGCAGATATATCATTAATTGCCTTGGATGAATTTGATCAAGGTAAAGTTAAGTTTATCTATACCAAAGCTTTTCCGGTAAGTTTAGGGGGTATAAATTTTAATTATCGAACTCCAGGTGAAATTGAAACTACCTTTGAATTTGCATTTTCCCAGTTAAAAGTAGAGTTAGAATAGTTTATATTTACTAATTCGTTCGAAAAAAATTGTATGAGAACCATTAAATAATTGTATGCGTACGATACAATCTCCAGGTGTAGAAATAAAAGAAGTTGATTTAAGTTTGAGACCCGTTTTTCCAACAGGTACAAACATTATGGTTGCAGGTTTTTCTGATAAAGGACCTACAGATGAAGTTATTCAAGTAACGAGTCAAAGCGAATTTGAACAAATTTACGGTACACCGACTAGTCCAGCGGAAAGATATTTTTACCATACAGTAAGACCACTATTTCAATCCCCTGCAAATATTTTAACATATAGATTACCATATGGTACTAATTCCGGTAATGGATTTGGTAATAATTATGGTGTTTTAGCTTACCCTGTCAGTGCTATCAATATTGGTAATACAATTACTAATGATGTTTCTAGTTTAGAAGTTGGTTTTGGTCAAGGTTTAAGAACTTTAAATCAATCACAATCAGGGGTTCTATATACTTTGGGTAGACCAAAGCATTTCTCTTTAACTCAAAATCAATATAATAAGATTTTACAAAAAGACGGTTTTGATTTTAGTAATGTAGGTACAAAAGCAGAAGAATTAACATCTTTTGAAAATTTAGGTAGAGCTGGATTATTAATTCTTAATAAAGGTCAAACAACAATTGATGAAAAATTCCAAGGTTTTTATGTTGGCGCAGTAGATAATTCTAATTTAAATCCAGCAACTGATTTTGATGGAGTATTAAATACCCAAACTATAGGGCAATCAGCCGATTTTACAACAAATTATTTATCATTACCAACAACTAGATTAGATTTTACATTATCATCAATTTCTGATAATAATACTAGTACTTTTGGTCAAGAAGATGATAGTATTTCTGAAATAATGGAAAATCTTAGCAAGTTTGATATTGCTAATAATAATTTTGATGATACAGTTTCATTAGGTTTATTTAAATTAAGACAATCACCGTTCTCACCTGATACAATTAAATTAAATTATGTATTAAGTGAGAGTTATGTTGGTTCATTTGATAGCTTTAGACAGATAAATTCATCAGATGGTGGTACACCAACAAGTTTTTACATAGATTCAAAGGAAAATGATTCGCCTAATTTACAAATTTTAACTAATAAGTTTATTTCACACTCAGAAGATGGTGGTACTTGGTTAGATATTAATGGTAACCCCACTAATAAAGTAAGATTTACATCAACTAAGTTTTCAACTAATGCAGCTGCTAGAAAAAATATTGAAACTCTATCAGCTTCATACGGAGCTACAACTTTAAGTCAAGCTCAATCATTATCAGGGGCTTTAAAATCAGCATCTGATAATTTAGGTAATGCAGATAGTTTATTCCCACTAGGTTCATATGCAAGTCAAGATTCAAAGAGTAAAGATTTAGGTAGTATTCCAGCTAAACTTGATAGATTATTTGATACTGTAGAAAATGTCGATTTATTTGATATTGATTTAACATTAGATGGTGGTATCAGTACTATTAATGCAGTATCAGAATTTTTAGAAAGAACCGGTCAAGGTAAGTATTTTGACGATACAGCAGCTATTTCAGCATTTGACGGTTTTTATACATCAGATATTGTTAATAACCTAACACCTGAAGCAAAAGCATTTAGAAGTGATTGGAAAACAATCTTTGATAGATTTGCAGAGTTTGCTGAAAAACGTAGAAAAGATCATATGTTTGTATCTGATTTACCTAAACCAATCTTTATTCAAGGTAAGAGTTTCTTAACTTTAGATGATCCTAATAAGAACTTCTCATTGAATATCCTTAAGCCTATTCAAGCTCATACAAGTATAGTTAACACTAGTTACGCAGCAACTTATGCACAATGGGCACAAGTTTATGATTCATATTTAGATGATCAGTGTTATGTACCGTTCTCAGGTTTTGCAGGTGCTGCAATGGCTAATACAGATGCTAATTTCCAACCTTGGTTCGCACCAGCAGGATTTACTAGAGGTATTGTAACAGGTGTTAATGATCTTGCATTATATCCTAAGCAAAAGCAAAGAGATCAACTTTATAAGATTTCAACTAATCCAGTAGCATTCTTCCCAGGTGAAGGTTTTGTAATATTTGGTCAAAAGACTCTACTTAAGAAGCCAAGTGCATTTGATAGAATTAATGTAAGACGTCTGTTCTTAAACTTAGAAAAAGCAACAAGACAAACAGTTAAGTTCTTTGTATTTGAACCTAATACATTATTAACTCGTACAAGAGTATTGAATACTTTAACACCTATTTTTGAAAATGCTAGAAATACAGAAGGTGTTTACGATTTCTTAGTAGTTTGCGATGAAAGAAATAATACACCTACAGTAATTGATCAGAATGAGCTAATAGTTGATATATATCTCAAACCAGTAAGAGCCGCAGAATTTATATTAGTTAATTTCTACGCAACAAAAACTGGAGCAGATTTTAACGAATTAGTTGGTTAAACATTTTTAGTTTATAAATATTATTATGCCTGATACTAAATTAACAGATTTGGAAACAATAACCGAACCTGCAGACGGAGACGTATTGTATATAGTCGATGTAGATCAGGATAAATCTAAACAAATTACTTTTCAAAACTTATTCGGTACAAAAGTAGGTACTTTAAGTACTGATTTTCTTACTTTAAGTGGTAATTTAATGATAGATATTGATGCTAATGCAGATAATATAACTGCTGCTCAGGGTGATATAGTTGTAAATACTATTGATATAGTTACACTTAGTGCTAATTCTGCAACTTTATCAGCTGATGTAGCTAATCTTAGCGCTACTGTCTTTACAAAAGACACACAAATTAGTGGGGTAGACCTTAGTAATTTTAGTTTCGGTACTGCTATGACAGTTAGTTCAGGAGCTACGATTACTCAACATATTAGTACCAATAATACTGAAATAGGAGATATTGGTATGGTTTCTTTAAGTGCATTAGGGGGGTTAAGCGGTATTGAAACTAATTTTTACCCTTTAAGTACAAATGTATTCGAGTTATTATTAACCACAAGAGTAAACGATGATAGATCTATTACAATTCCAGCAAATACAGTTTTCACATATTTTGTAACAAGAAATATTTTTATATAACTATAAAGATTAAATAATTATATGGCAGACACAACACAGACAATTCAAGGTTTTTATACACAAGCACAAGCTAGAGATTTTGCTAGAAATAATCTGTTTAGAGTTTTAAATATTAATTTCGGCGGTGGTACAGAAGTAACTTTTGATGAAAACGATTTAGTTTACGCTACTACTGCAGAGTTACCAGGTAAAACAATAGGTAATGTAGCAGTTCCTTATATGGGTTTAAATTTTAATGTTCCGGGTACAGTTACATATT